TGATTATATAGAGCAGTTAGATTTCTTATTTTATACTCTAGACCCTGTTGAACCTTAACTTCATCTGAAATAGTTGATGTAGAAAAATCTATCTTTATACCTTTATTATTATAACCTGCTAGTCTTAATTCTAGAGTATAAATAAATTTTAATACATAACTACATAACATTTGTATATTTTTTAACTGGGATATCATCTTAGATAATAATATACCAGTTCCACCCTCAGTAGTAGTAGATGATACACCAATTAAAGTACCATTTACACCTAGACCATTAGCTACTGATTGTTGATTCATATTCCATGGGATTCCTATATTCTGTAAAGATTGTGTAGTAGAATTTAATTTAAATTCATGGTCATCAATAAATCCTGTTACTACTCCATCCTTTAAACCACCCATCAAATTTTGCTTCAATTTTCTAAGCATTCCTAATAGTCTATCTTCATAAGCTCTATCAGATTCAGATGCTTTTCTAGTGGGTTTTTGTATTTTAGCTTCAAGAAAACCAACTAACCCCATTAATTCCATGATATGTTTAATATTAACTTTCATATCATGTTGTCCTTTTAATGAATCTAAAGCTGCCATGAAAATAGGTACTCCATAGGGTTCATCAGTATCATTATACATACTAACATAGCAATATGTTTCCGTATTCAGCTTTATAAAATCTTTTTTATGATTTATTATGGGATTTGGATTTCTTTGATAAGGGTGATATACACCATCATTTAATCTTTTGAATATTATTTCTTCTGGATTTACCAAAAGAATAGTAGATAAACCATCTAGTTTATTATTTGGTACAGCTTCTATAGAAATAGCTCCACCTACTAAACATTGAACTATGAATTTATTTACTAAACCATCAATACCAGCAGTATATGTACTCCATTTTTCTGAAACATCCTTTAAATGTTTTCTCATTTCATTAGCTTCTTCTGGAGTATTATTTGGAAATGATATGGTATGACCAGTATTGGCCAATTTAAACATATCTTCCAAAGCTATACTTACATCTGGATTAATTTTGTAGAGATCCCTTATTAATGGGATAAGTTCAGTTCTAAATGATGGTGGTACTAAATTCTTTATATCCTTTAGGTTAGAAATATAATTGTAACCTATAACATCTGGTTCTGAAACCCTTCCAGGAGATAAAGATGTAGTTTTATCATCATTTTTTGCCTTATTTTCCTCTACTGTAATTGGTTTTTTTCTATTAAACCAACTAGCTGGATTCCATATAGACATGTTAATTTGATTTATTGTGGTAAAATAACTGTTTGATTTTGAGAATTTTTTCTTATATGATTACATATTGCTTTTCCAAATATATCATCATCTGAATAAGTTTCACCTTCAAGATCTATATCTACTGATGAATTATTTCTATTATGTTTACCCATAGCAATAGGTCTACCTGAACTATCATAAATAAAGGTATAAGCTTCCTGAACAAAAAATGGGTCCTTTATTATTAAAGAATCTTCCCTAATATCCTTTTCTAAACCCTCAATTATTACTGAACGGTTCTTAGAAGTAGTCAACCATCCTGGAACCAATTCCTGTTCAGGTTTACTTTTACCCTTCTTTTTAAATAATTTAGAATAGTAGTATAAATTTGGATAGCCTTCATCTTGTAACATTATAGTTACTGCAGCTCCAATATCATTGGTTTCCGGTGCTATCTTAGCATAATTGAATTTTTCACCTGTATCACCTAAAAGTTTAGCATATTTATCCAAAGGTATCTTTCCTTTAAATACTGCTACCTCTTCTCCTTGTTTATTCATACAAGTAAATGATGAATAGTCAGTACCTCTACCAGTTGCACAGTCAGCACCAATAAAATATTCTTCATCTCTTGGATCAGTAAATTCTTTATACTGACCATTGAATCTTGATTTGAGTACTGGATAATCAGATAATGTATCTTCTATAGCTTTTATATCTGATAAGTCAAATACTGTATTACCAGAAGAAAGGAAGTCACCATCAATTTCTTGAGCTGTTCTCTTAGGTCCAAGAGCAGATGACATTTTTTGGTACCATTCATCATCTCTATCAGGATGCATCCTCCAATATAACCTTAAAGGATTAAAACCATTTAATCCAGATATAGCATCTACCCATGTTGAGTGGTAGAACCCTCCTGTTCCATATGGAGTATTTTTATTAATAAAATTATACTCTTCTTGGTTTTTTCTGTTTTTATTATAGTTATAAGTAATATAGCTATGATGATCTTCTACTGTAATATCATAGATATTAGTTTTAAATTTTCTTAGAACTTTTAATTTTGAAAGTTTTACTTGATTGCCTCTTTCTCTACTTATGATTTTATTTATATAATTCCTGGAACTCTTTTGTGACATGTTACTAAATACAGGATTATTTCTTATAAAATCATTTATACCTTTTTTAGATATTTCACCAGATTCTATGCCTTTTAAAACAACAGCTACTGAATCTAAATCAGTAAAACCTTTACCAGTTCTAGTACCTAATTTAAGTCCATAAGAATATAAACTAGCTCTTCTAGTATTTTCTTTTCTAGAAATAACTCTTAAATTAGTTACCCAATTATGATATGGTACACAATCTATATGATCTATCACTTGATTTTTACCAACTTTAAAATCAGTAAAATGTGATAAAACTAGATCAGCCATTCTAAAATGTTTTGATTTACCTTTACCACTATGAAGTATCACTCTTATATAACCACTATCATTTGGTCTAAGATTTTTCTTGTACCACTTACCACCTCTAAGAAATTTTAATTCACCTCTATTTGATATTTGATAATTATCATAACCCTTTACAAATTTCCATATTTCTTTTTCTGGCCATTTAATTTTGGGAGGTTCAATTAATTCTGATAAACCAGTTTTATACAAAATTACCTGTTCATCTTTTTCGATTATATCTCTTACTGACATAAAACCATTTAGAGTATATAATTTATGGTCAGGAGTACATTTTAATGTAGTACCAAATTCAGTTTGGATTTTCCAGGTTTCTAATCTACCTTTATTTACTGCAGCTACAATTCTTTTCCATTCACCTTTATGAGTTAATACTCTTAGAT